GTGGGCTTGCCGCTCACCTTCACCGTGACCGTACCGGCCAGCGCGTCCAGGTACGGGGCCGCCAGTGAACGAGATTGGAGGTATCCACTGAATGTTAAGTCTGCCGAGTCGGTGAAGGTCAGCGTGAATACACCTGTGCCCTTGGCCTGGAACATCGTCTCAAGCTCCAGCCATTCGACCTTGGTATACACCATGTCGAACGACATCGTACCGCCCTCGATGATGCCCGGCGTATATTCGGTATAATTGTCATCCGAATTCGTATTCGTGATGTCGATGTCGCCGACGGTGTTGCCGTCGAACGTAAAGTCTTTGCATTGCCCGACGGTCACGGCTGTTGAGGATGTGCCGTAAACGAGAGTGAGGGTTGTGCCTTTGCCGACTGTGCCTGTGCTTGCTGCCATGATCTAGCTCCTGTTATTCGTCATACCAAATCTCAAAGTCCATACTGACCACGCGCCGCCGGTTGGCGTCTGTACCAATCGCCAGATCGGGCAAGTCCCGTTCACCGTCGCCGTAACACGCCTGTACCGTAGTGCTGCCCCAGGTGCCGCTTGTACCAGCCAATGCCGTCCGCACAGCGTCACGCAGGGCCTTGGCCTCGATGTACGTGGCGGCAATGCAGTTGATCTGAATCGTCGTTCGCGCCAGCCCGGTCACGCCGTCCATTGAGGCAACCTCGTACCCGGCGACTCGCTGGTAGGTCAGGGCTGGAACCGTGCCATCCTGCGGAAGCACTTCAGGATAGATGCGCGTGGACGTAATGTCGGTGATCGCGGTAGTCGCAGCCAACTTCGTAACCAATCCAGCTTCGATGCTCATAGCTTAGCCTTGAACCTCTGAGTAGAAAGAACCCCCGCTCGCACCGCATTCATAATCCGTTTGATAGCCTCATCACTGGAGCCCATCGCTGCGTCGCGCATAAATGGGATAGCTTTGGCGTTATCGTGGCCGTACTCGATCGCGCTAGGAATGTAGCTGACGCGGCCCGCTTTCGATCGTGACTTGAATTGGTTCGCTTTCTTGGGGTCGATCATCACACTGATGCTTTTCTCGTATGCGGTCTTTTTCCGACCCTTCGGCGTTACCCGCGTGACGAGTGCCGCGGCCAGCTTTATGCCCATCTCGCCGCCAACCATCGTGAGAGCGTTAGTTTTGGCCTGTGCCCTTGTGGGCACTGCACCGGCCCGTAATGCCTTCGTGGCAATCTTGCCAGCAACCTTCTTGCCGAGTTTTTGCAACAGGCGGTCAAGCTCCGCTGCGCCTTCCAGGGCTGCCATCAGTCCAGCACCTTGCACATGCACTCAAGCAGCCGATCGTGGCTATTGACGTTCCGAACGCTTTGGATCTCGTATGTGTCCCCGCCCTCAGTGAGCCTGTTGGCGGTCGTGAGCGTCCTGTAACGCAGCCAAACGCGCACGGTGGCCTCAGAGGTCACTTGTTCGCCCATCAGCAGCTCGCGGCCGCTCAGGGGCTCTATCTGTGCCCATACGGTTGCAGTGTCCGCCCATGTGCGTATCGGCTCGCCCACGGCGTCCCGGACCTCGGTTGCAGTCTGCACTACAACCCGCTTGTTCATCTTGCCGATCTGCATCAGATGGCCCTCGGCTCGGAGATGGTCGCCAGCAGCGAATCCACGGCCTGCGGTACCTCTCTGAATGGCCTGTCAGACACACTCTCCCTGTTTTCGTACCAGTGGCCCACCAGCAGTTTGATAGCCGCCAGGGCCTGTCCTGGGCAATCCTTCGAGTCGCCATAGCCTACAACGTAGGTCACTGCCACGTTGTTCCGGTCGCCCCGGCTGGAAGGCCAGGTCTGCCCGTAGGTCAGGCGAACGTAGCCCTTGCCCACAGTGGTATCGGCCCAGTAAATATCAGACGAAAGGGTCTGCGTGTCGCCCGCTGTGTCAACGTAGGTGATCGACGTAATCGAATCCAGCGGTCCCCACCACAGGGCACACTCGCCGAGCGTATCGAAGTATTGCACCTCCGTCGTATCCAGCAGCCGCAGGCCCGAGCGAACTTCGACGAACTGGGTAGCCGCAAGCAGCAGCGTCTCGATGAGATTATCATCGGTGGTAAAGTCAACCTTCAGGTGCAACTTGGCTTCATCCAGCGTAACAGGCCAGTCACCGTCCGGCCCGCAAACGAATGTCTCTGTCTGAATCTGCGTCTCGGTCGGCGTGCCGTCGGTGGTGGTGTACGTCCACACCCAATCGCCATAGGCTGCGTCGGCGGCCAAGTTGTACGGGTGTGTGTAGACGCCGGTGGTGGCCGTGGTCATCGCCGTGCCAGCAGCGACTTTCTCGGCTCCGAGCGGGTCCACCAGGCCGACTGTAACCGTGGTAGGGTCGTAAAGGTCGCCGTCCGAGTCTGTAATCGTGACGGTGAGTTTTGCTGTTTCGCCGCGTTGCTTTGCCATATCAGGATGTCTCCGCAGAACTCGTGAGGTCGCCGGTCACAACAGCGGCAAGGCCCAGGCTACCAGTGACCACCGCAGCCATGCCGAGGCCGTCGTCAACGCTGGCGGTCATGGTGTATGGGTTGTAGCTGGCCGTGGTCCATGCCAGATCGAAAGGCAATGACAGCCAGCCCGCACGGTCAAACCTATCAACCACGCCGTCAACTTTACCGAATAGTCGCATCAGGCGTTCCCGGCCTTGCCTTGGGTTTGGGTTGTGCCATCGTCCGAAAGTGTCTGTGTCGTTGCGGCAGTGGTGCCGTCGTCTCGCATGGTATTAAGCGCCGTAGCCGTCTGCGTGGCCTTGCCGAAGAACCGCCGCCAGACCTGAACGATCATCTCGCGGAAGTTCGCGGCCAGTCCGTCTGGGCCGGTGGTGGTGATGCTGTCCAGCCCGTCGGCGGCCAACTTGTGCCCGGTCTTGTCGGCCGAGGTGTCAAGTATCAGATCCAGCCTACCGCCATCGGCCCAGTCTGTTTGCAGTTCGCCCGTGTCCTCAAGAATCGAGTCTACGATGCCGTCCACCGTATCCAGCTTGCCATCGTGAGTTGTCAGTGCCGAGGCAGTCGCAGTCGCGTCAAGAAGCAGATCAAGCCTGCCGCCGTTTACCCAGTCGGTCTGGAGTTCGCCAGTGTCGGCCAGGGTCGCAGTCGGGATGCACGTTGCCGTGCCGACAATCGTGCCCTCGATAGTAACCTTCTCGTCATAGTAGACCGTGGCTGAGTTGGTAACTTCGATCGGCGTGGTAGTGCCAGCCCCGGCGTTGTTGCCGTGAATCGCACCACCGGAGACGATAACCGTGAGCGTGTCGCCATCGGCTTTGATAACGCTGTAGTCAGATGCACTTGAGGTTTCGGAATACCACACGCAATCCCGCAGCGTTACCAACATGTTTGTCGATGCCGCCGAGTAGAGAACCATCGGCTGTACCGTCGTTGCATAGCAATCATCGAAGATGACAGAACCCTCGAACGTCAATAGGCAACCATCTCCGTTCGGGCCCATATCGCAGCGGCGGAACGTAGCCGAGATGGGTTGCGTTGTGCCCGTGATGACAACGCAATCAACCTTGCCGCTCAGTTTGCAATCTTCCACGAGTAGATTGTTGAAGTAGGTATTGGTCGAATCGTTCTCGCAGCCAAACGCCTCGCCAACAGCGTGCGTGTTGTCAATCGTCATGTGCCTGACAATCGTTCCGTATAGGCCAGGATTGACGAGCGGCTTATCAAACAACTCCGACGCGGTGAGGGTGGTGCGACTCAGACCCGCGCCTCGATACTCTACGTTCGACGCAAGGACTTGCTCAGTCGTAACCGTGAACGAACCAGCACCCAACAGGACAAGGTCGCCCGCCGACGCCGCAGCGGTCGCCGCCGCCAAGGTCAAGAAAGCATCAGCCTTGCTGGTGCCACTGTTGCCATCGTTGCCGCCCGTTTCGACGTACCAGACAATCTGATTCTGCGCCAGCACGGCCAGCAGTTGCCGGGCGTCGGTCGCGAAGTTGGCTGCGACAAGGGCCCCGTCTGCAATCTTCGCAGCGGTTATAGCGTCGGCCCCGATCTTGGCAGCAGTGATTGCTCCGTCCTGTAGGCCGACGAGTTCGTCTGCGTCGGTGTCAATG